AACTCCGCTCGCCGCGAACGTGCCAGCGCCAACCGGGAATCGAGCTTCGAAATTCGTATCGATAGCCCACATCGAACCGGCGTAAGGGTTGCCAGAGTAAACCGTTCCGTCGCCACCATCGTAAGAGAGGACATCGGCACTCGTTCCAACAAAGATGCGGCGTTCGCTGCTGTTTGCAGCGACAGGATTCTCCCTCGACCAATACCCACCTTGAAAGACCCACCAGTTTCCGTTGTTGTCCAACCACGGATAAACCTGATTGTTCAGCGTCGGAGTCGTCGGTCCAAAGTTGAAGAACGAGTTCCCGATGGCGCTGTTGAAGTTCGCCTGAGTGCCGCTGATGACATCGTTGGCCAACTGCTGGTAGTTGGTCGGGCAATACCCGATGGGCAAACTCGGGGGCGTCAGCGTGATGAGCGTAAGGTTTGGCATGCTGTTTTAAGGGTTAACGGCTTCCGAGGTGTAGGTCAGCGGGTTGATATCACAGACATCAAGCGGTGTGCAGGCCGGATACACCGTCCGGCATTCACCAACACTCGGTTCCTGAACATCGTAAGCGTGAACTCGCAAGCTCTTGATCCGGCAATACCCGATGATGCTGAGCATCACCTGAACCTCGTAAAGGTTGCGAGCCGGTGTGCTGATAGTCTCGTTGCACGGCAGATCCGAAGGCGTCGGAAAACGCATCTTCGGACGATACTGCGGCTTGAAGTTCGTAATCGGGCAAAGATCGAAGCACTGCGTCGTCGTAGCGCACTCGGCAAAATCTACCCAGTCAATCCAGCCAGGATACTGATCAGGCCGGTAAGTAACATTGAACGAGACATCGCCCTCAAGGGAGTCGATGAACAAGTCGCCCGAATCCAAACGCTTAAGACCAAACGGAACCTCGAAGTTGTAGGCTCGGGTTTGAACCAGCCATTCGATTTCCTTCTTACCCTCAGCGACGTTGTTGTCGAACTTGTCGCCCTTGGTAATCTCCCAAATTTGAATCGTGCCGTCCGATCCGCGAGCGATGCAGAAGCACTGATCGCCGTAAGCATTCTCGGTCTTAACAACCTGAAGCGCATCAAGTCCGGTCCAGATTCCAGACCAAGCAGGCGGAAACTTTTTCCTCATCGAGGTGATGAGGTCCATGTCGAGTACGGCCAGCGCCTTGTGAATGACTCCCTCGGCATCGTACCTAGGCTGACAGGTCATCAGCAACCGATTGTCGAACACGACCGCAGAACTGGCCCACAGGAGATTCGTCTGATCGTTCTCAATGACGTTGAGCATCTCGCTGCTGATCGGGGTATTGCCCCAATCGGTGAACGAGCGTCGGGCGATGATGAACGAGCGAACACCATCGACAGCGCGGTAGAACACATCGCCATTGATGGTGATGGCGGAACGAGCGCCGAGTGCGCCGCTGGTCAGCAAGCTGATAGCCTGAATCGGATAGTTCAGATTCTTCCAAACATCACGATCAACAGGCGCTTGAACCGAGAAGACGTACCGAGGAGTAAAGACTAAGAGCGGACCTTGGCCGAGCGAGGTGTCAGGATCGCCGGGGACAGCCATCGCTGTGATGCCGCCTGAATCCGACGGAACCGCAAAGTCTCCGCCTTCATTAAGGAAGGTGTTCTCGGTTTCTTTGAGAACACTGGCTCGCGTTCCATCCCCATAAACGATGTCAGTCGCCCTAAAGGAGAATCCATTCGGCAGCGCGTACCAGATGCGGCCATTGACGTAGGCCATGACCTTGCCGCACTTGATTTCGTCATCCGCAGCACGGCGTAGATTCGTGCCGTTGAAGATCAGTGGCCTGCTGAATCCATCCTGAATGACGACAAAGTTCTCAGCCTGAACCATCCAGCCATCGAGTAGATTCGACGGGTTCTTCAGGTCGTTGGAAACGCTCAGGTTCTGAGCCTTGTTCTGAGCAACGTCATAGAACCAAACTTCGCCGCTGATCAGCATCAGGATGAACGTGCGTCCATCGTCGGCGATGTAGGGCAGCGCGCACTGGAACGTGCCGGTAAGCGACTGAGGTCCGTAACAGTCTTCTGACCAGCCATCAGCGGTGACGTTCGTCTGATCAGCGGTAATCTGATCGTTGTCAGCCGTGATGGTGACGCACAGGTCGTAATCTTTCTGAACGAAACCGGGTCGGCATGAGACAAACCCCTGCCGGAAGTTAGCGTTGACCGCGAACGCAACCTGATTCTTGTCCACCTCAGACGGCATCACGCCAGCGTCAATGCCACCCTCAAAGGTGACAGTTCCGTCCGTGTACCTCCGTGGTGCGCGTTCGCTCATGGTTTAAGCCTGAATCCGCTGAACAGAGAATGAGGAGCCGGTTTGGACGTCAACATCGTGTCCGGTCGTCTGGATCAAGATATCGTAGTAATCCCCAGCCGACGCAGCTTGATCGATGTAAGAAAACGAAACAGGCGGTAACGCTTGGGAAGAGTTTGCGCTAACATTAAACGATAGGCTCTGAAAAATGTTAGACCCATTCTTCCTCAAGAAAACGACAACCTGAGCGGTGTTGCTGTCCGCCAGCAAATTGAACAAGCCTTCAATTTTGTAGTATCCAGTGTATGGAACTGCAAATCGACCTGTAGCAGCGACAAAGCCTGAAGACGGATCTAGGTTTGTCCAAGATCCAGAGGGAAAGTCTCCAAGGCTAAACGGATTCTTGGTGGTTCCAGCCGCAATGCGATTTGATCCGGTAGCCCTCCGCGTAAACGTGACGTAGCTGAACGGAACAATCGACGGAGCCGACAGCGTGATATTGCCTGCGCTGTTCGTAACGACAATCGGAAGCGTTCCGACAATCTCCTTCTGGAGATAGGTCGAGCCATCGCCCACCGGAATCTTGTTCAGCGGAGCGGTCGTCAGGTTCGTTCCGCCCTTGGCAATCGGAACCGTGCCGGTGACATCAGCAATCGGAATCGTGGAAACCGTTGAAACAGCACCAAAACCGCTCGATCCTTGAGTCTTGAGATAGCCAGCCGACAGCGAATCAAGAGCAGTCTCGTTCGTCAGCGTGGCGTCAGCGGTGCGGCAAATGTACGACGCGCCAACCGGAGCGCCACCCGATGCACCAGCAGCACCAGTCGCCCCAATCGCACCAGCCAGAGTGATGAGCGAACCAGTCGGAATCAGCGTCGTCGGAACAGCGTTGGCAATTCCAAGAACACCCGCAGCAGGGTTTTGAAGCGTCAGTTGCAGTCCATCAACCGACAGCACCTGCATGTAGCCAAGACCCTGAATCGAGACGAAGAACTGGCCAGCAACCGATTCCGGTAGAAATTCGGTATTATCAACGAAAACGAGGACACTCGAACCGAGAGCAGGGACGAAAAACGGAGCGGTCGTGTAGGTGAACGAGTCAATTCCGTCCGTTCCATTGGTGCCGTTGGTTCCAGCCGGACCTTGAGGGCCGGGGATATTCACGACAACCGGCTCGGAGTCGCAAGGCTGGCAACAGCCGGATGAAGAAACAAGTTGCGACGGCATATTTTTCCTTTGCCAGACGGTCAAGTCCAGAGTGAACTATTGCAAGGCCAAACTATGGCAGAGCAAGCGTCCGAGCATCCACTGATTCAGCATAAGTACGGGATACGTTCACCCGTCAAGATTCCAGACCTAGAACTGGAACTTTATGCATTCCGAAATCGACTTCAACCAAACGAGGGTGGTTTAGGCACTTTTGAGCATTTCCAGAACGCCACCAAGATGCTCTGGCCGAAGCTGAGCTGGAATCCGTGGCTGGAAGCTCAGGTCGAAAGTCTCTGCGAACACGATTATGTCGGCTGGGCTGGCTGCGGCGCGTCCGGCAAGACATTCGGAGCGACTCTTTTCGCTACCGTCTGGTGGTTGGCCAATCCTTCCAAGTCAACCGTCGTCCTAACCTCGACGACCGCGAAGATGATCCGAAAGCGTATGTGGGCCAATCTTCAGGATCTTGTTCGGAAATCGCGCGGATTCCCTGGTAACATGGTCGATTCGAAGATGGCTCTCCAAGCCATTAAAGGTGACGACCGCCATTCGATTTCAGCTATCGCAGTCGCCGAAGGCAACACTTCGAAGGCTGTGGCCAACATTCAGGGTATTCACGCAGAGCGGGTGATGGTCATCATCGACGAAGCAACGGATACGCCTGAAGCAGCATTTGAAGCGTGTACCAACCTCTCCAAGGGTTGCCGCGAGTTTAAGATGTTGGTCATCGGAAATCCGGCATCGAAGTTCGATCCTCAT